ACCCGGGCATCAGCAGCAAGGCAGAGTTCCGCAAGGAGTTCAACGCACTCCATGGGGTGAGCCTCTCAGCCGCCAAGTTCGAGGAGTACCTCTCCTACCTCAACATCAACTTCACCAAGAAGGTTGTGATTGAAGGCTTGTTCCCCGGTGTACCGCCCCGCCCGCAGGCCGGGGCGGCCACCCCGGAGGAATTGGAGGATGATGACTTCGTGTTCGACAACGAACCAAAAGCCCTTGATGAAAAATTCAGGGGATTGAATCCCCGTGACATGTTCGGACTGGCATGACCCACACAACTCTCATGAAAGGAGAACCGTTGGGCTTTACCAAACTCGGTTTCTCGGGACAGAAGATGAAGTACCCACTCAATGCCCTCTTCGGCATGGTGGTGGGTGAGCAGAACACAGGCAAGTCCTACCTGTTCCAGTCCAACCCGGACGCCTTCATCATCAACCTCGACCTCTCCTCCACCGTCACCCCCGAGTGCCGTGCCACCATCTGGCCGGGTGTCAACGACGAGGGCCTACCCATCGACATCGACGGAAGCCACCTCGTTCTGACTTGGGACAAGGTGTTGGAGAAGAAGAAGCAGTTGATCGACATGGCGAGGGCCGGAGAGCCCCGTCCCAAGTGCGTGGTCCTCGACACCATCACGCCCTGCGTCCGACTCCTCAAGCCCTACATCGCCAGCAAGATGGACCGCTCGTCCTTCGAGCAGGCTCACGGCCCAGCCGCCTACGACAAACTCTTCGACGAGATCCTGTCGTTCGCGTTCGACCTCCGGCAGGTTGGCTACGGGGTGTGGTTCATCGCCCACCTCAGCCGTGAGTTTCTTCAGGTTTCTGACGATGGGGCCAAGACGGAGGAGTTGACGCTCAACATGTCGGCGGGTATGGTACGCCGCCTGACCCCAGCCGTTGAGATGATTGCCCCGGTCTGTTGTGATCGCCGGTCTACCACCGTTATGGAGACCAAGATTGTCAAGTCCGGGACAAAGGAGATCGAGCGGAAGATTCCAATTGAGCGGATTCTATACGAACGGAAACTGGCGTTCGACGATCCCCGCTTCAGCCGCATCATCCGCACTCGCACTACCAGCCGTATGCCAAATGTTCCCCTTGATCCTGTTGATCCTTGGGGGTCTTTCGAGTCAGCCTTCAATGAGGCAAATAAGGAATCCTGACATGAGTATCAAGCGAGCCGTCTTCGACAACTTCGAGAGCGACTTCTCGGCTGCCGAAGTGTCGCCGGGCTACAACGACTGGTTCCCCGAAGACGGGGACTACGAAGCCCTCATCACCAGCATCGTGCAGGTGGACTGCCCCTTCAAGGAGAGGGACGGAACCACCCACGACGGCACCCTCATCAAGTTCACTTACCGTCTTCTTCAGGACGACGACCAGCCCGACAACCCCCGCTCCTTCGAGGGTGGCCCGATGGTCTTCCCCGACTGCGGCAAGGCTGGCCTCAAGACTGATGGTGGTCAGGTCCGTGTGGACATCGCCATCAAGCGGCTCAAGCAGACCCTGACCGTCTGCCTTGGCGATGTGCCCTCCATGGGTGCTGGCCTCATGCAGATCGAGGAACTCCTTGGCACTGAGGAGATCCCGGTCCTCGTCCGTTGCAAGTCCCGTGAGGGTGCCAACGGCAAGGTCTACGGCGAGGAGCAGGTCCTCCGCCGTCTCCAAGAGTCCTGAGCGAACCAAGGATAGGTGCCGGTCCGGGGCGGGCAACCACAGGCACCCTAGGTGGCCCCGTCTACTAAACTCTCTCTCGGGTCCCGTCTCCTTTTATCCATGGGGGAGGCGGGGCCATTCTCCCCCCCGCTCGCCTGTCCTACCCGGGATTACTCCTTCATCTACCCAACTCGCTTCCTGCGGTGGAGGGGTAGGGCAGGCATTTCTTTCGTCCGCCCCGGCATCGGCTTCGGTCGGTGTCGGGGTTTTTCTATTGAAGTTTGCCTTGGCTAGGGGTAGACTTCCTGTACAAACTAGTCCCCCCACTTCCGGCGTGGGGTTGCCGTTGCTACGGTCCCCACGCCTTTCATCTCTTTCTCCTTGGCCCTATACTCTCTTCGGGGGGTATGGGGCTTTTCGTTGGACTCGGACTTGACGGACCATCCCGTATGGACTACGCTGGATCCGGTGCGGCATAACGACGCACCTGATGCGGCTGTCAGGATCCGCATCACGCAGGACCTAGAGTCGGTCCCGTTGCCCCGGTTGGACCACATTACCCTCACGGCTCGGGGGTTCTGGAGGCAGCAGGGAACACTCAGCGTCATCGGCCATTGGCTGGTGGCGAAGGTCGGAGAGGGCCCCGGGCCAGTCGAGAGCCTACGCCGTCCACTCGTCGTAGCCTTCAGACAGGTCCGGGGCTCCCTCAAATTCATTGACTTCGTCGTCACGCGAGACCACAAGGAAGAACTGGGGGGACTCATCTCCCCCCACCAGATGTCTAGGCTCACGCCCGGACGCTGCCCTGCGGGCGTCCGGGCGACGCCCCCAGACAACTACGAGGTTTGGATACCCCTAGGAGACCCTGATGCAGCACGCTGACCACATCACGATCGAAGACGTTACGACAGGCCCGGCCATCACAAGCCGGGTCTTTCATTGGGAGCATCTTCCGCAAGCAACCAGAGACCACATAAAGAGTCTCATCAACGGTGCGATCGACAACGAGATCTCGCAGAATCTTGCCCCCGGTTCCGACATCCTCGAAGCAGAGGTCGTCGTCCAAGTCACCATTCACACCCAGATCGCGGAGTACTAGATGGCTGAGAAAGAAGGATTCACCCCGGAAGAGGAACCAATGGCAATCATCGTCATGGCAGATGGAACGTGGTGTTCTGTCCGGGCAGTCACCATGACCATCATCACCCAAAAGCAGCACATTCAACTTTGTGACGGAGAGATCGAACCCAAGGACCTCGTGAATGTCCTTGATATACATTTCCCCACATACTTCCACCGCTTTCGCGAAGAGGACTGAGAAAATGGCTCACGAAATCACATCCAATGATCACCTCGTTCTTGCCGGTAAGGCCGCATGGCATGGCTTCGGCACTATCGTCGAGGACGCACCAACCACCTACGAAGCCCTGAAGTTGGCCCGCATGGAATGGAACGTCCTTGAGACCAACTACCTCAAGGGCTACGCCCCCACGATGACGGCGGACAATGAGTACCGCACCGACAAGTGGAAGTTCACGGTGAGGGAGGACACGCAAGAGATCCTCGGTTGCGTTACCTCAGGCTTCCAGCCAGTTCAGAACTCTGAACTAGCGAACTTCTGCTCGGAGTTGTCGATGGACTCCGTCGTCAAAGTGGAGTCGGCAGGTTCTCTCTTCGGTGGCCGCCGGGTCTGGTTCCTACTCAAGGCCGACACCTTCAACGTGGGGCAGAAGGAGGGGCCTACCTACGATCCCATCACTCCCTACATCCTCGTTGCCAACGGCCACGACGGATCCCTCTCCTTTACCGGCATGACGACCTCCGTCCGTGTTGTCTGCAACAACACGTTGTCATGGGCGTTGAAGGGCAAGGGTAAGGTGTTCTCCTACAAGCACACCGCCAACATCATGTCCCGCATCGACGACGCCCGCAAGGCAATGCACAACGCATTGAAGGGACTTGACAACTTCAAGTATGCCTGCCACCATCTCCGCAGTCGCACCATGACGAGGCAGGAAGTGCAGGCGTTCTTCCTCGACGTGTACTCTCACGTCGTGGATCCCATCGTCAAGACCACCCGCGAAGAGCGGCTGAACAACCCGTTCTCTCGGAAGGAAGAGACGGATCGTCGGTACGTCAACGCGATGGAGAACCTCGACAAGATCTGCCGCAACTTCGATGACGAGTATCGGATTGCGGGTGCCACCTACTGGAACGCATTCAACGCGACCAGCAGTTGGCTTCAGGACCGCAATCGCAAACTCGGCGACCACCACACTTACAATGTCGTGATGGGTACCGCCGCCGACAACACCAGCAAGGCGTTCAAGTTCGCACTGACCGCCGCTGGTACCTGACCATTTCTTTCCTCCCCCCCACTGGGCTTCGGTTCAGTGGGGGGTTTTGTGGAAGGGGCTGCGTTAGCCCCTGATCGGGAGGGGTGGGGGTTTTCCTGCCGAGGGCCCCTACCCCAACCTTTTTGGAGATGACATGCGGAAGAAGCATTGGATTATCGACGCCGTCAACCAGTGGATCGGGATCCCCGGTGAGAACAAAGGATTCAGAACCGAAGATATAGTGCGTCAGAGGTTTGTGTGGGCAGGCATCATCTTGGAGTTTGTGCCTGACATGCCACATCCCGACTTGGCAAAGATCGCCAAGGTCAAGACCCACACTACTATTGGTCAATGGCTACAAGGCTGGAAATCCTTGCCGGTGCAGGTACGGCACTCATGGATTGAGTTCTTTATGGGGTCAGGCCACAAGCGAGCAATGATGCTGATGCTTGGAAGGGATCCACTCTTCCAGTCTCTGGTCAATCCGTCACAAATTGATAGGGATCGAACACGTCGAAGGAAGAAGGCAGCATCCTTGCCTTCTCCGCCGTGCTGAGATCCAACTCTTCAGGCGTCCGAGACTTGAGAGTTTCCAGACGCTCGACAAGATACGGGCGAACCTGCGGACGGAACTCCGGAGAGATCCTTTGGTACATCCGTTCCTTCAGGGGGACTTCTCTCAACTGAATGGCCCGGTCGATCTGGTCCTTCGTAACGGAGAGAGGCCGCTTGAAGCGTTTCTCAAAGGCTGCCTTGATCCGGCTGGCCTTGCCCATGTCGTTGGCAAGCACGGCATCGACATACTTCCGACGCTCCTGCACCACAGCGTCTCGGTTCTTGACAAGGAACGCATTGAGTTCCTGATCCGTCTTGAACATGTAGGAGTTGAAGCCAAGGCTCCCGAGGATGGTGCGGGGGGCACTCCGATACTCAAGGAGGCTCCCGTCTGCACGGTAGATGGGGACTTGTCCCTGCTCATTCATGGCGGTCCAGTCCGCCGACTCACGCTGGAGACCCCCAAGGAACCCAGTGGGGGGAGCAACGCGGGGCAACGCATTCAGCAGGCGGGACGCCGCGATGCCGCCGGGGATGAAGCGGGGAGCCATCGAGCCGATCAGACTTACGTCGTCCTGCATCAGGGCTTGGGCTGCATCCCGAACCGTGCTGAAGGCGGGGGACAACGGGATGTTGTAGGCGGCTTCGCTGTCGGGCTCCAGCATGAAGGGGCCGACGATCGTAGACTCGTAGAGCGTCTGACCCGCAAGACCCCGACTCAGGTCGATGCCCGCAGCATTCTTGCCGACCTCGTACACGATCGCAGAGGTTCCCATCATTCGCATCAGGTCGTGAGCCATGGCGGAGAATCGACCCTCCGTCTCAAAGCCCGTGATGCCCCAAGTACGGCGACCCTGATTCACCATCGGCGTGGTGTCGGTCCAAGCAGTCAGCGTTCGGACAGGGAACGTGAAGAACTGACGGACCCACGGAAGACCGAAGCCCGTCCTCTGGAACAGGTCAGGGCTGTTGATAAGGTCAGAACCGAACTGCGTGTTCTGCACCATCTCGCGGACGTTCTCGGCAACCTCGACATCCGCAAACTCCGTCTTTCCCCCCACTACGCGGTGGACGCCGTTCTTCATTTCGAGGCCACGGAGGCGGCCCGCCTTCTGCATCTGGCCCAGCATTGCTTCACCCGTCACCGTACGGTTGAAGAGTTCCGAGTGCGTGAACAACTTCAGCGGCATCTCAGAAAGCCAGAAGTCTGCGGACCCCTTGCCACGGGCCTTGAGGGCGGCCTCCGCCGCAAAGGCCGTCGAGTCCATCAACTCGAAGTCCGTGGCCCGAATGTCCAGAAGGTCCATGCCAAGAGGCTGATCCTTCGTAGCGATGTTGGAAAGACGGAAGTGCTTGGCTCGGAGTTGATCCACCTGTAGGGGATCGGCATTGAGCGGCAACTTTACACGCTCTCGCAGATACCCGAAGTACTGCTTGAGGGCACTGCCGTACGCCTTGACCATGACATCGGGATCCATCCAAGTCGCGGCGTACATGAGGGGCTGCATGAGGTTGAGCATCGCAGACCCAAGGTTCAAACCAAGGTGCGAAGCATAGAACACCTTGGTCAAACCCCGCCCAAGATTGGAGCCTTGAGCGTCGGCCAAGTCCATGGCTCCGTACCGCTCAAGACTCTCGACAAACTTGGCGGGATATCCCCCCATCTTCTTGATGGATTGGAAGGCTTTGCTGTGGGCCATGGCGTCTGCCATGTCCATCGCCATCATGGTGGCGTACTCACTCATCATGTCTCGCATGGGCATCGAGCCTCTCATGCGGTTGACGAGTGTCCCCATGATGTATTCGCGAGCCCTCTCTCCTCCCTTGCGACCAACCTTGTCGAGGTCCGTGGCAATCGTGTTGGAGGCCACCTCCAACAGGCGATATCGAGTGGCACCCACTTCGCCAAGACCACCAAGAAGTTTGGTCTCAATACCTCGACGAGCCCCGGGCTTGGCGTACTCCAGCATCTGCAAGTAGGCTGGGTCGTTGGTTTCCCGAAGCCTACGGATGAACTGATCTTGGTAAGCGTCGTCGATGTGGAGGACAAGGTCGTTGCGAGTCTGCTTCATGTACCGGCTGAAGGACGTGTTGTAATCAAGGTTCATCACCTGAACACGGTTGGCTTCTGCCGTTGCCGACGTTTCAATCTCGAACTTTCTGCTCCGCTCCATCGCGTCGTCAAGACGACCGTTCAAGAGACCACGACGCTTGTAGTCTTCTTCCAAAATCATCAAGTCGTCAGAGTCAATGAAGGGATCTTCAAGACTTCTCTCGTTGACGCGGCCCGAAAGCGAGGCGGCTCGATCCTTGGGGCTTACCTTGATGCTATCAGTACGACGCTTGACGATGTTGCCCGCCTCGTTGTCAACATAAGACCAGACGTTGCGGGGCATAAAGTTGTCGAGGTCGTCGGCCTCCTTGCGAACGGACACCAGAAGATTCTGGAACTGCTCCAGCGTCATCTTCTTGCTTTGAAGGGCCTCGATGATCTTCTTGTAGCCGTCTCCCCCCACATACCCTTGGAACTCCTTGTGGAGGACGTTGGAGATTTCCTCCGCCGTCTTGGCTGCGGGGTCCGACGACAACGAACGGAAGATACGAGTCAACTTGCCCTTGTCGTAGACCAGTTCCCCCGTGCGATCGAAGACCTCACGGTTGCCAAAGAGATCCACATACCGAGCCTTCATCATGGCCCGGCTCTGATCCAGTAGGGGCATGAACCCCTCGCGACGGAGCCACGCACCGGACAGGTTGTTGGGGTCAAGGGCTTGGATCTCGCGAGATTCAGTGAAGACACGGAGCGGAGACTCGCCCGGTACGTACTCCAACTTCTCGCCCCGAGTGGGAGTCATGCGAATCGCGACAGTCTCGTCGATGTCTTCCGCAACTCCCATCTTCTTCAGGAGTTTGGTGCGATTCTTGGCGATGTCGATGATCGCCTCGCGATGCCTATCGGCAAGAGCATCGTCGCCCGCGTCAATCGCAGCCTGCATCTTCATGCGGCTTCGGAGCAAAGACCCTTCCAACTTGGAGAAGGCTTCGACATTCTTTGGATCAATGTCGTAAGTGCGAATCTTTCCGTCAAACCGGAACTGGATCTTTGCGTTGGGAGCAATCGTCGCCACCCTACGAACCGTGTTCTGGTTCATGCCCGACATGTGGAGGTGGGCGTAAGTGTTGAACTTCTTGAGATACTCCTTGAGGCTGACAGCCTCACCGTCGATCATGGCGGTGGCGACGGGAGCATCGTTGGGGTCAAGGCTGCGAACCGTCACCCCAAACTTCTTCGACATGTTGGCAAGAACTTCCGACACCATGGGCTGGATGTCGGTCATGTCCTGTCGAGTCAACTGACTGAAGCGGGCTTGAGCAGAATGCAGGAAGGTGGAGAGGGGAGTACCTGCTCCGTACTGGTGAGCATTCAGAAGTCCAAGACTGGACAGGAATGAGTACCGACCAGTCACAAACTTGAAGTACTCGCTGCCTTCGTTGACGACAGTCTTGCCAAGACCCGAGAAAACCTTGGCTCCCGACTTTAGGGCGTTACCACCTGCCGGAGTCGTCAAGAACATGAACCACACGAAAGGGTTCAGAGCGACATCCAACACCGAGTTGGTGAGGGGGTTGTCTCCAAGTGACTTCTTCAAACGAGAAACATAGGAGTCCCGCTCCGCCGGTGAGAGCGAAGCGGGATCCATGAATGTATCCCGTAGGCTACGGAAGGAAGATTCGCCCTCAAACATCTGCGACAACGCCACAGTTGGTGCGTCGTAGATCTTGATGGGGTCGAACGATCCTGCGACGAAGCCTTCGTCGTCGTAGTTCGAAGGCATCAGGCGGGACGGGTCCGATACCGAACGGTCACAAGAAGTTGAGCCTGACTAGTGACATTTGTCTGGACAAGACAAACAAGAGCCCCAGTCGGAATTCTATTTGCCTCCTCCGTAGTATTGAGGCCCTTACCGCTGTAGGAAGTATGCAGAACCATGTTGCCACCAGCACCGTCACCAACAATGGTTTCAGTCACCTTGTTGTTTTCAGCATCCGTGTTAGCATCCCCGTCAGCCGCATAACCAATGCTGTGCTGAGCGGTACCCGGAGTGGTGGAAAGGGTTCCATTCACACGAAAGGTAAAAGAGTCGATGTAGATCGGGCGATCGGTCACGAACAGCGGGGTGTTAAGCCCGGTTCCGATACCATCCATACTGAAAATTGCAAACTCGTCGGGGTACTGAGTAGCAACCTTGTCGTTTGCAATATCCATTTCGTGCTGAACAATCGTCATTGGTCAATCCTTACTGGAAAAGGGAAGTGAATTCTTCGGGGTTGGTAGAGTTGCCCATTGCGTAGGCAAGTTCTTCCATGAGGTCTTGTCGTCGAGGACCACCCAAGACGACGGCTCCCTGAGGCAAGACTCTACCTGCCATGACTTGGGAGTACAGGTGGGGATCGCGGGAGGCAACCACCGCCATGTTTCGCTCGATCATCTCCTCAATACGACGGCGCTTGAGGTCTTCTCCCAAATTGCTCATCGCCTCGGAACGACGTTCCTGATAGCGACGTTCTGCTCGACCTTCGTCAATGAAGTCCTGAATAGGAGTAAGGTTGTAGGCTCCCTCTGCAATCGGAGCAACAACCTCTGACCCCAAAAATCCCGCAGTTGGCAACACAAGACCCGCAGTCACAAGAGGATGGTCACGGGCATAGGCCCGAACACTGTCGTTCTTGCTGAACCCACTGGCCGTCTTGAGAAGACTTCGGATGCCTTTTAGTACACTCATGGGAGTAGCCCTGCTCGGGCGTAAGCCTCCTGAAGACCGGGCTTGCTTCGCTGTCGGAGTTTAGCAAGTTCTCTGACTTGCTGAGCCCCCACCAACTCCTGAAGATCTCGGCTCACGCCCATTTGGTAGGGAGCGTAATTGAGAGCCTGCCGGGAAAGATCCTGTGAACGACGGAGTTGTTGAGTTGTGCTAGGAGTCTGGCCTGCTTGCAGAAGGTCCGCAATCTCGTTGCCCGCACCCCGACGGGCGACACTTGGACCTTCATCCGAAGCAGCCCCCTTCAGCATCATCAGCAGGTCAACGGCCATCAAAGCGGTACCAAGGGCACCAGCACCGTACAGCAGTTTGCTGCCAATGCCTCCCGCCATCCTGCCTGCCACCTTGCCACCAAACCGCATCTTGCGGCCACCTTCCATGGCCTTTCGAGCAGCGGCCCGCTTCTCCCGGGAAACCCTGCGTCCCTCGCGGTAGCCGCTTTCGGCTCCCTCAATGATGCCTGCTCGCCGCAAAGCCTCCGCCTGCTCCGGGGTAAGACGCCCCATGAATTCACGGGTAAAATCAGGATCTCCCAAGAGACTCCGAAGTTGATCTTCAATGTCCTTGCCCGGAGTTCCAATAGGAGAACTTCGGCTTCCCTTTGGAATGGGAGAAGCACCCGTCAAAAGCCCGAGAAGAGCGGCTTGTTCTTGAACGCTAAGAGCCATGAGGCATCCTCTCTAACACAGGAAGTGCAGTCATTGTACCGACTCGAATCCGGGATACATCAGATTCTTCGTCGTATTCAGTTTCTACAAAGGCCCGGTCCCGCTGGATAGGACGGGTATTCCGATGTTCCCAAAGGAACCGTCGGACGGCTTTAGGACTCAGATCGGGACCGGGGAAGGAACGCTCATAACCCTCATGGTAAAAAGGCACCGCCTCCTCCGGAAACTCCTCCACCGGAAAGTGGGGGGACTCCAGAAAGACCACGCCGCCCGGATGACGGCCTGCAACCACCTTCGAGATCTCCTTCCAATCTCTCACTGTCCAGTTCTCCGGGCACGGCGTCCAGCAATAAGTTCTTCCAACGCCCCAACTTCTCCCATGGTTGCTCCTCGATCGGCTCGAATCTTAGCCAAGTTGGTGAGGTCTTCGTCGAAGATCTCTTCAGTCTCTCTCTGCCGCAACATATCTTCAATCGTTCTTTCTTGGCTTCGAAGGCCCGCAAGTCCTGTCTCCAAGCCAGAGAAGTCGGTACCAAACGCGGGGCCTTCGTAATCCCCCAAGAGATCTTGAAGTGCGTCTACCCGGAAACCTTCTTCTCTCTCAACCTCAGCACCGAGGCTCTCTCTGAAGTCTGTAAGAGAATCAACAGAGTCCACTGACTCCCCAAGAAGAATCAGAGGAGTAGCGTTCTGGCCTCCAAAGATCTTCTTGGAGACGTAAGCACCAAACCCCGTCATAAACCCCGCGGCCCCGTAGTCCCTTTCCTCGTCAAGACCTTCAAGATCCTCGAAACTGTCAGGAACACCGGCAGTCATCAAAGCCTTTCGCCGTGCATCCAACTGGCGACCTGCGGTCTGAATCGCACTTTGAAGGATCAAAGGACTGACCTTGGCTTGGGCTGCAAGATCAACCAGTTTCTTCTTGGTGTCTTGAATTGAAGTGGGATCGTCGGAAAGACTCCTGAAGATGTCCTGCAACCCTTGGTTGATGATGCCCCGAGAATCCTCTTGGATTCCACCGAGAGCATTTGCAATACCCGAAGCCATTCGTCGGTTTAGAACTTCCCTTGCTCCCAAAGGCTCTACCCCGGTATCCATCCCGAGCATTCCCGCCACACCCGCTATAGCCTCTAGTTTGAACTCAGGAGAGCCAGTCGAAAGATTGGAAGCCACAAACTCACCAATGCCGGTGTCTTCGCCGAGAGCCTCCAACACCATTCTCTGTCGAGTGTTGAGATCTTCAAAAAACCACCGCGTAGGATTAAGGGCCTTCAGGATGTCTGTTCCAGCCCGAGACAGCCTATCACTGTCAATGCCGAAAGCAGACAGATCTTGAGACTCAATCCAGTTTGCAGAGGCCAAGGAATCTGCAATGGATGCCCCTACCTTGTCCACTACAATTTGGTTCTTGAGGATCTCATCGTCAAGACCCTTCATAATTTTCCGAAGATCTTCAGAAACATTCTCATTGCCCGTCCTCAGCATGGTCTGAGCCTTGATCATTGCGACCTCAAAGGCTGACCGCTTTTTACGGATTTCTGCAAGTTCTTCTTCGTAACGGAGTTGGGACTCTCCAAGGGCTCTTGCCTTCTTAGCCTCCAACTGTATCTCTTCATCCTTCATCGCAAGAAGTTCTGAGTACTTCTCACGCTCAAACGACTGTTCCTCTTCAAACCTGCTTTGTTCTTGACCCATGCGTTCGCGAGCAACATCGGCTTCAATCCTCGCCTTCTCGGCGAGAAGTTTACGGTAGTCCTCCTGCGATTGAGCAGTAGCAGTAATTCCGGCAAGTTGGACAGCATTTGAGGCAAGCCCCTGCTGACGAGCAAGATCCAACTGCTCGCGTTGCATCTGCTCCTGCGAACGCTGACGCTGGGCCGCCATCGCCTGCTGTGCCCGGATCTGCTGCTGCTGAACAGAAGTCTGTTGAGCCTGAGCAATAGGCTGTTGAGCGGCTTCAGCAGGATTGAAAAGAGGAGATGCGCCTCGGGACATGGGATACCTCAAGCGTTGGCAAGGAACTCACTGAAACCAGAACTATAGTCTTTGACTCCCTCAATCTGACCGTAAGAAGTCAGAGTTGCAAGGAGAGGAGCAAAGGCAATGTTTGAGAATGGGTTGCTTTGAATGAACTGAGCATACTGCCAGTTGCCCATGCTCTCATGCTTTGCCGCTTCCAACTCCATCATGGAGATCATGTTTGCTCCGGCCTGATGCAGACCGGAAGCCAAAGTGTTGTATTGAGATTCAAGACCTCCACCGGCAATCATGGCCTGCACCACATTCTGGCCCAAACCCGCATTGAACTGCTGGTTCTGTCGGTAGATCTGGGTTTGCTGGGCCTGAACTTCGGCGTCTCTTTGACCCATGAGTTGCGATCTTTGAGCAATCAACATGGGATCTCCAGTAGCCTTGATCTGGGCATCAAGTTGTTGGATTTGAGATCCGTAGTTCTTGACCAATCCGTAAGCAGCCTCTGACAGATAGGTCGAGCCTGCAATCTTTCCTTCTTCTTCCACGCGGCGGGCTTCTGCTACAATCTCGTTAGCCCTGTCCGCACCAATCCCAGCCAACTGTCCTGCAACATCCGTCAGTTGGCCCGCAGCCGTTTGCCCCGCCTCTCGAATGCTTTGCGCTCCCTGCGTCGTGGAGGCCAAAGCCTGATTCGCGGCTGCAAGATTCTGCTGGTAGTTGAACTGATTGGTCTGCCCAGCGGTTGCTGCATCTCCCATTATCAGACCCATCATAGTGTCATAGTCGGTAAAACCACCAGACGACGGGGCTCGTTGAAACGTTACAGAAGAAAATGGATTCTGGAAGGATCCCCCCACTTGCCTTTGGAACATCCCGGTGGCGGGGTTGAAGTTGTAACCTTCGGGTGCTTGAGGCTGTACGTTTTGGAAAAGATCCATGTACGGGCCATAGGGAGACGCCGTTGGGGGCGGACCCTGAAAGCCGGGAGTATTCCCCCCACTCCCCATGTTGTAGCCCGGGTTCGTGGTGGAGCCGAAGTTCGTGAAGGTCGGCCCGCCTCCAAATGCTCCAAATGAACTCATCGAACTCATCAGGTGTTCCTTTCGCTGGTGTCGGTGTTCGTGGTGCGGCCCCTACAGATCACCGCCATCAACTTATAGTCTACGTCCGGACAGAAGATCTCGATCCCCGGATTGAGGGCTGAGTCCTGAATTCCGTGGCGGCCCCGGGTCTGAATGCCCGTGGCAGTGAACGCCGCGTAGTCTTCGGACTCCCCGTTCTTGATGGATTCCCCAATAATAGTACCAGAAAAATCCACGGGAATAGAAGAAACTGCCGCAGAATCCGATTCCGTGTTGTAGACAAGGCCCCGGAAGAACTTGTAGCCGGTAGTCCCTCCACTAACGTCGGAGAAGTGGCAGCCCACGGACGAGACCTGCTTGTTCTGGAAGAGGTCCATGGTGGACACCACCTGATTATCCTCCGTCCGGACCATGGGCAGGGCCCCGCCGACGTACCGGAACAGGACCGGGCTCAGGGCGATAACGTCCCCCACCGCCAGAGCATCCCACCGATTGAAGACGATGGATCCTTGGCCGTACCCCGGAAGAGTCAGGTTGGCTGTGCCGGGGGTGACGCTGAAAATCTGCTTCTTGGTACCGACCTTTGAGGGGTCTGAAGACGCTACGACGTAAGCGTAGGCCCCAACAAGATCGTAGCCAGAACCAGACGAAATGCTCTTAGCCGTAGAAGTGTCAGTCAGAGGCTCTACCGTAGTGACACCGCTAGCCGTGGTGACTGATCCCACCTTGAAGATGACATCGCCGTCATATTCTAGAGTACGGATCGTGGAGGTCCCGTTTGGGATAGCAGTTGCACCGTTCGACGCCTTGACCCGGTCAAAGTCTTGGATGTAGACGCGGGGTTGCCACCCGTCGGGGATATTGGCTGAGGAGGTAGAGGGGGCATTTTGAAGGAAGAACGCCCGCTCCACCATGACAGTGTCTACCCCGATCGAGGTCCCGGTCTTGGGCCAGATCCCGGTGCGAACGTCGTCAAATGGAACGTCGTGGAACTCAGAGATGCGTCCAGTCCCGAACCACATGCAGACAGCCTTGTGCTGGTTGGGGTTCTGGATGTAGAGAGACGACGAGTACGGATCGTAACCAAGCCTCAGATCCGCCAAGTCATCGTACCAATCCTCCAACAGGAGGTTGTCGAGGGCTTGAACATCGTTGAGTTGGCCGTTGTTGGCGACGGACTTGAGGCCCTTCGTCGTCAGGAAGTAAACGACCGGGCCGACAGATGCCACACCGTTCCGGGCTGCAAGGCCAAAGCCAGCGTGGAGATCCTCGATCCTCAGGTAGATCCCGTTCCGGCGGATGTGGTACAGGCGGTCGTTGCTGAACCCGATTGCAAACTCGCCAGTCCTCACCAACTTCGAGACACGATTCTGGAAGACATCCGGAACGTACTTGTTGTTGATGGGGAAGAGTTCCGGACTTCGCTCCGTGAGCGAGGACCACCGAATCTCCCCGACGTTCCGCTTTCGCTCCGCCATGCTGATGGAGACTTGGAAGGGTCCGGATCCTTCCGGCACATTCGTGGGCCCATCCGGATCACCAATGATGAGACTGCCCTCAAAGGGCACGGCGGCACCAGCGTACGGAACCTCAGCGTCATAAATCGAACGGTCAAGATAGATGTCCTGCATCGCCAAAGAGATGTCGCTCAGGGCAAAACTCACCTTCTTGACGTTGAAGTCTGCCGTGTACGGAACCGATCCGTTGTCAGCGTCGGTGAGGTCAGCGACATCGTAGATGCCGTCAAGGTGCATGATGCTGCCTGCGTACACTCCCCCCACTGATTGGAGGCGGACAGACCGGAACAGGTAGATCTGGTCGTACTTCGTGGAGTCCACCTCGCAGTACAGCGTTACCTGCTGGGCGGATGCCCCGAAGTCTTCTTCTTCCTTGGAAGTAATTTCGCTGAGGGCGGTGCGGCGTCCCGTCAGGCTGTTGTGGAGGTAGAACGCGAAAGAGTAATCGCCCGCCTCAAAGGTGTGGTTGTCGCCAGCCTGCGTCTCCAGCACAAACCGGAACCGGGGGTACTCCTCCGCCGGGTCGCCCCACTGGGTCAGGCTGTCGAAAACCTCCTCAGTGGGGGGAAGGCCGGGGCCTGCGTCCAGTACCGTCGAAACGAAATTGCCAAGGCCCGTGGGGTCCTCAGTGTAGAAGACGCGGGGAGCCTCTCCCCTCACGAACACAAACACGAAGCGGCCCATCGACACCACCTCCATGTTGGCAGTGGGGCTGACGTGACTTCCTCCCGTGTGATCACTCAGAAGAATGGTCCGCCAACTGGTAGCCGCGTCCACGGCGAGCGTGGTCTGGAAGTCCATGTAGACAGCGGCGTCTGAGCCCGTCTTCACTCGGTACACGAAACCGTGGCCGAAGTGATTCTCCTTGATCTGGAAATGGACGGGGTAGCAGTCCGTGACCCTCGAAGACTTTGTGGCGGCAGGAGGAGCGTCTGCTCCAAGACTGCTGAAGTCTTCGAGAGTGCCAAGAGTGTGGACATACTTGAAGCCCGAGGAAGGACGGCACCCAAACTTGCGAGAGCCATCAATGCCCACGACCTCATGGGCAAGACCCTCCCCACTGAGGGCGATTCGTTCAATGCCCTTGTTCTCAGAGGCAGTAATAGTTGGGTAGATCCACCGTCTATTGATCTCAGCCATCAGTCTTCGCTTTCATGAGGAAAGAGTTCGTTCCACTGTTTTCGTCTTTTGGCACACCCACAGTTAGATTTGAAGGAGGCAGAGAGTTTCTCTCCGACGTTCTCTAACTTCATTTTCCGGAGAGCCCGGGTAATGTCGTCTCCGAGACCCCTGCTCACGCCGTCATAGTCTTTGCACGACAAGCAGTCGCTGTTTGTGGGAGTTCCACTGAAGTGTCCCAGCGTGCAGTAAGGCCCATTCAGATTGTAGCACTTCATGGTGTTGGACAATTTGCAGCCCCCCAATCTTCGATGGTAGACCTTGCCGTGGCCCGGATAACTTGAGTCCTGCTCACAGTTGCAGGAAGACTCAAAACGCAAGGACCCGTATCGTAAATATCTACTCCAGCAGCACTTCTAGTGTGAGGGGCTTGCTGTTCTCCTTGCTCACAAACTTCGGTCTCCGGGTAATTCAGATCTGGCAACCCAATAGGCAAATACCCAATACCTAATGCCCTCTCCATAGCAAAGCACATGGCCTCCGTGTTTCCTTGGGCCAACTCGTAAGACCCAATATCATCATCGCAATCTACTCGGTTGTTCAGAATTCGATGTAAGTGGGCGTAAGGGAAGTAATAATCGTTTTGGTCAGAGATTGGAAATGTCTCTTGATAAACGATACTTCCACTTTCATCAAACTCTTGGACAAGTGTTTGTCCACTCCTTATCTGCCGATACGCGACAGACAATGTTTCAGGAAAAATGCTAGGGGTAAAAGCACTTCCTGCCCCATTTAAGACTCCGCCGTTCGGGATGAGAATCATGCACCTTTCTTCTTCATCACAATTGTAATCATCGTTTACAATATCCCATGCGTAGGCAGAAAAATTTGGGCCGGGTTCATTAGAGCCAACGAAGAGAAAGTTGGAATTAGGACTTCCAAGATTTGACCATGTGACAGTGTAATCAGTTGTCACAACATTTCGTATTCGCTCTGAACCCAAGAAGTAGTAAGTCACACTCTCCGAGGAGTACGAACCACTTCCGGTAATAGAAAGACCACCGCTGATATTGCCATTGCTGTAGGGGTTAGATTTCGGGCATGTGCAAATCCACTCAGGTGTTCCTATTCCACCTCGGTTTAGAATGTACCCCGGCTGCCCAATCGCAATAAACGAAAAGTTACGAGACATCGTCTCGTAATCGTCATCAAAACAATCTGAAGAAGAATAGGTGTCAGTAAAAGTTCCAGTGGCTGTGTAATTCAGATCTACATACATGCAGTCAAGCCTGCACCTTTCGGGGGGGCAGTCACAACAGCACACGGAACCAGCAAGTCCACCTCTACTCATGACTAAACACAAGCCACACCAAGTGCAGGCATTCCTCCCATGATGTAGACGCGGCCAATGCCCCAAGACGCGGGAGCCTCAATCTCGACTGCCGTCACGATCGTGTCCACGGCATAGGCTTGAAGCGTGAAGGAGGCTACGACAGTTGATGGCTCGTTCTTGACGTTGACACTGAAGTCGTAGAGGACTCCAGCATTCGTGAACTCCAAGTCTTTGGAGCCACCGTCGTCCGCCAACACCACCTCCTGTACGGGATAGGAGTAGTAATCGACATTCCCGACGCTCCCCGCTGTAACCTCCCCCGTGATCTGGACAATGGTGGGGCGGCCCGTGGTGGAGATCGTGACCTTCGTATTGGTGCTGTCTGCCGCACCCACTGCCTTGATACCAAGCCCGTCCTCAAAGATGAGAGATGCGTTCTGGGCTCCAGCCTCAAAGGTCGTGGGATTCCCCCCACTATCGTTGACGGTGATGGTTTCGTGGAACCAGCGGTCAAACGAGAGGTTCACCGTCTGGCCGCTGGCGTCCGTCTTGATGTAATAGGATCGTCCGTTGGCTCCGCTCGTCCAGTCACCGGAGATCGTGAAGGTGTCGTCTCCTCCCGATGCGGAGATCGTGCCAGCATCCGACGCTACGTTGCCGTATCCGTCCACCGCCGTCACACAAGAAACCAGAAACGAGCAGAGGTCGTCGCCCTTATCCAACTCGTAGTTGGTACCGCCCGCAACATTCGGGCTGGTTGTGATCCTGATGAAGTCCGTATTGGCAGTCGTTATCGAAGTGTATGCGTTCCCCCCACCTCCACCACCGTCCGGGAAGTCAAAGTAGAAAGAATTCGGGGAAAAGAGACTGATGTCTCCCATCGTGTTAACAAGAGACAAGCCGTTGCCATAACCAGACGCCATGGAATTGGCGTTGGAGTGTGGCACCCTGAACGCAAAATCAGTCAGGTTTCCCGGAATCGCCATCGACTCCGAAAACCCTGACATGATGTGGGGAGGATGGAGTCGAGGTACGATCGGTACCTCAACCCCGTCCATGTTGCTTGTGTCATTCAGGTACGTCACTTGTCGTCCAACTTATCCTTGATGTCTTGAAGGTCCTGCCGGATCCCTTTGACCATAGTGTAGTACACCAGTACCCACACAATCAGGGGCGTGACGTTGTTCTCAAGAATCGGAATCAGGGCTGTTGGTTCCATGGTGCCTCCCATCCCCACTGGGTGTTTAGAATCCCGAGGTCACTTCCCCCCACTTTGCCGTCCCAGTCGAGGTCGGACCGCTGGGCGTCGGTGCCCCAATCCGCAAACAGCAGGCCCCGGTCTTCGCCGTCCACCTTGCCATCCTCGTTGATGTCGCCTACAGGATACAGTCGGATTGCCCAATCAATGGGCACGACCTCTGTCTGGAGCGGCCCGACCGCAGTCTTCCACTGTGCGACGATCACCTTCTGCGACCACTCCCAGCAGACCTCCCCATCCGTTACCACGGGCTTCTTGCCGTCCGGGATCTTCCACCGCATCTGAAACGTGTGGAGCCGGTTCGACGCCATCTTGTTCTCGGTGGTGATCTCGCCGTCCATCTGCCACTCCCAGTCGGTGGTCTCGATGGTGTAGATCACATCGGTCTTCTTGTCGGTATTGTCGTCATGGGCTTCAACCACCCAGATCCCGTCAAGGAAGAGCCGGGTGGCCTGCATGGCGGTAAGTGCTACTGCACAAATCGGGACTTGCATTCCTGATTCTCCACTATTTCTCGGACGAGAAAATGGGGTAATTCAAAATCCAACTTTGAATTGCCCTTGTGACAAACCGCTACGCCACGAGGGCAATGACCGACACTTCATCACAAGAGTTAGCGTTTTCCGCTAACCTCCCTAACTTCGGTATACCTTTCTGTCGCTTTATGGGCGATTTAACGAGATAGTTGCCAGTATTGGCACTTTCTCACGCGGGCGGGGTGTAGTTGATCGCCTTGAGGGCAGTCGCACTTGCGGCGAGACCGTTGGCCGCAGCGACGAGCGCGTCGATCATCGCGTCATCGACGGAGGTCCGCTGCTGGACATCGGTGAAAGTGGTTCCGAGTTCGGTCACAGCCGACTCGATGATCGTGAGCGCGGTCAGGGCCTTCTGGTATTGAGAGGTGGTGCTAGCCATCAAAGGTCTTCCAAGTTGAGGTGTGTAACAGTAGTTCCACGACCACTGTATTCGTAGTTGATCCAGTCAACGTGGTAATAACTAGTGACTGCATCGGCGTTGTTGTAAAGCATGATCGTGAAGCCGGGACACCCAGTGTCAGTGTAGATGTTCTGGGTGAATGCTTGGGTTCCGTCGATGTATGCGGTGACTTCCCAATACTCGATGCCAAGCAGTTCCGCACGCTTGCAGTGCAATCCAAGGCGAACCCACTGGTTGTTCGTGAAAGCAAATGAGAGCAGGTCAGACTCTGACGAGTTCTGGTAAGTGCCTTCATTGTCTCGATGGAATCTTCGCCAGTACGGCAATGCCGGGTTTCCATAACAAGTCAACCCAACGTGGCAGATGTCTCCCCATCCCGAGCCTGAGATGGTTGACTGCAATCCCTCAGTGCCATCGCCAAACCAACAACCAAATGAGATCTCGGCTCCGTTGGATCGCAGGTCCGGATCAAAGTAGACCTCGCACAACGCTTCCTCTCCGACCGTTCTTCCGATCATCGGCTCAACGTCAATGTTCGCTCGTCGCCACGACTGGTTGGCGGTGTAACCACGGACGACTCCGTGGTGGTCGTTGTAGATTCCTGCCAACTGGGTCCAGTATCCAGACTGAGTTCCAAACAGAGGGTATAGGCTCTGCATGTCATCAAACAACTTGACCGTCCCACTTTTTGGAGTGATCTTGTAGTTGTCATCAGCCAAGACAAGGTCGTTGTTGAACTTCGACAAGTTGATGCTGCTGAGAGCAGTTGATGCCGCCTGATTGCTGGCATTGCCGAGGAAGATCCTGTCTTCGTTCAGGTTCGGGACTGCGTTGGTACGACCTGCACCGCCGACCTTGATGATGCCAGCGGGTCCGCCGCCGGGGTTGACGCGAGCAACCCACCCGATGTTCTGGATCAGGTTGCCTTCGCCGGTCGGGGGCGAGTCAGTGAATGTTCCCGCCGTGCCGACGTAGACGTTCGAGCCGAGCGTGTAGGTTCCGGACGGAACGTCTACTCCCTCGACGCTGCCGAGCGTGGCGATATGCGTCTCGGCATTGGGGTTGACGCTTGCGTCTCGAACCATGCCGAACGCGGGCATCTTCGCTGGGTCAGAACAGTCCGCAAGACCAACGGTCGGGGTAGAGCCAGAGACACCATTGATGTAGACGATGTCACCGACCGTGAGCGTTACACCGCTAGCGTTCTTTGCCCGAAACGTCACGGCACCATCAAGGTCTCCGTGGATGTCCAGCCAACGGAAGTCTTCGGTGCCGATGTTGTAGGTCAGGTCGGCACTCGGGTTCAGGTCGATGCTGAGGCTGCCGCTCGTTAGTTGGCTCGCAGCGATCGAGAGAGCAGCCTCGTGTTGAGTGACGCTCGACTCGGAGATGCGGGCGTCGGCGAATGTCCCACTCGTAACGTCCGTGGCAGCGTGGGTGTGGGCCGGAAGATCACCACTCGTCAGGTCGTTGGTGAAGTCCGTCAGACTCCAGTTGCTGGCTGCCCGAGCCCGGATGTTTGACCCATCCGTATAAACGATATTGTCCGCCGTCTTTGTAATCGAGACATCGGAGAACGAGTTAATCGGAATTGTCGAGACGCGAGCGGCAGCAAGATCACCCGTGGTCAGATTTGCAGCGTCGTTTGTACCAAGGGCCGTACGGGCAGCACTTGCGGTCGTGGCTCCAGTGCCTCCTTTGTCAATCGGCACAACTGGCTGAAGCCAAGTAAAAACACCAGTCAGATTGTTATAGGAGAGACCGGTGCCTGCGGCTGAAACGGCATTCCGAGCGTCGGCATCCGTGTAGTACGGGCCAATAATGCTGGCGGATTGCGTGATCGTGACGATCTGGCTCGCGGGGGTTGTGACGGAAGTGGTAGTGTCCGCAGGCTGCGTGATCGTAATGCTCGATTCGGTAGGAGAAACCGTCACCGTCTGAGTGTCGCCCTCAGTAACGGTGATCTGGTAGGTGGTCTCCGTGACCGTAATCGAATCAGCCATCCGTCGTTACCTCAGGCTTGACGTACAGCGTGCCTTCAAGAATACGGGCAACGGTTCCAGCCCCGTCGTGGTTCTCAATGTCGTAAACATACTTACCGGCAGGAATCGCAGCCGTTTGGGCCGCCGACAACGCAATCAGAACCGTCGAGTTCCCTTCGTCATCTCCTGAATCCGAAGGATCTTTCGTGAAAGGAGCCGCAGTTCCGTCTCCAGAGACGGACAGATAGGAGGTGCCCCCATACTTGTCCTTTGCCTGCATACGGAAGTTGTCAAGGAAGGCCGTAGTGGGGCTGTATGTCCCCCCACTGTTAGCCCTCTTGACCGTGAGTTCCGAGGTCTCGCCCTGATTGATGGTCCAGTCGTAACGAGCCGTCATGGCGTCCTCCAAGATCCAGCGAAGAAGATGTCGTCGTAGTTCGGGTTGTCCACCGTCTTCCGCTGCCACGACTTGCCAGTCCGCATCTGGAGGTTGGCGACGTTGTCGGTGGCGGTCTTGATGGCGGAGCGGTACTGCTGAAGGATCATCTGGTAGTGGTTGCCAGTGATCTTCCGGTACGACCCCAACTTCATAGCGGCTCCTGCCGAGATCGCCTCGTAAAGCGATTGCGCCCCAATGGGAGCGATCTCGTATCGGATGCCCGTTTCAAGGTTGGTCTTGAAGGGCACGCGAACCGCGACTTCCGCAAGGTCAACGTCATGGCTCGCGATAACACGCTCCTCCACCATACCAGTGGGGGGAATGACTCGGAGGATCTGACCGGCATAGGCGTTCTCCCGTCGATCCAGTTCCCCAAGGTCCGGTGCCGAGTCCAGCACAAACGTCTGACGATCGCCCCGCATGGTGCCTCCGTCCACGGAGTAATGCACCATGATGTCGCCGGTGGGGACGTAGTAGATCGTCCAGTCTCGATCGGCGTTGAACTTGGAGTCGAAGCGAAGAGTGTTGCCCTCCAGACTCCAGCCCACGCCAGCGGGATGCCATTCCGTGCGGGGTTTAATCTCGTCAATCACCGCACCGTTGTCGTCTCGACACGCAATCCGCCAGATCTCGCCAACGGCGGGCGGCAACTGGTAGTACTCGTCGGTGGCGTTGGGACGGAAATCCATCCGCATCAGAACAGGGTTATCCATGTTCATGTTGACGCGGGACAGGACATCCACCATCGTCGGGCTGATGATGTGACGGATGAGGAAGTCGTTGTCGTACTTTGCGTCAAAGTCCGGATCATCGAGGTAGCCTCGGATCCGTTCAATGACCGTGTACAGGAATGAGCCCGTGCTGTGCATCAACGCCTCCTATAGATGGGACGACGACGCATGACGTTCTGGAGAATGTCTCGGGCATCGTCAAGACTGTCGGGATCGTACGACCCTCCAAAGTCTTCCCGCAGCATGTCGAGGATTTCCATCTCCTTCATGTTGCTGTCAAAGGATCGCCCAAACATAGAGCCGGGATCTCGAACAGCCCTCCGACCCGTATCAGAACCACGCTCCACCATACGGAAGGCGTTGCTGTCGGCACGGGCCCCCATCTTTAAGGCCCCCATCAACTCCTGCCTTGCCTGACGAGGCAGTTGCTTAAGGATAGGGCCAAGGAGTTGGAGAAGCGTAAGAGGGTTCATATGCCACCTGTGATGATGCGGCCCTTGGCCGAGTTCATGAGATCTTTCTTGAATTCTACCGCTTCCGCAGACTGATTGTTAGTCCATTTCTTGGAACGGATAGAAAGAGCCGCCGCCTCGTCGCCGGTGGTCCTCTGCACCCAGTCCGCGACCCGGTGCTTCTCCTCGATGTCGGCCCGCTCCATGGCACGCTTGGCCCGGGCACGATCCCGGATGCCTCGCCTCATCGCTTCCGCGATCTCATCCGCAGGCCGGAGCCGCTCCCGCACCCAGTCCTGAGTGGGGGGATGCCAGTTGGGCGGCGTCGGAAACGCCTCCAACTCCATCAGAATCCCCACCCCGTCTCGCTGCGGGTGATAGAGCCACTTCGAAAACACGAAGGAGTTGGCCTGCTTGTGGCGGTATACGAACAGGTCCTTGATACCACTGAAGCGTTGTGCCCACAGAACCCACTCGGAGTCCGGGAGGACTTCGTGGTCTTCGCCAAGCGTCAGTCCCATACCCGCAGCGTGGGCACGGGGGTCATACATGATCTCGATCTCGGTCAACGGCTGCGTCCTCTTGTAAGAATACGAAGTGCGAAACGGGCGGCGTTCTCCCCCCCACTTCCTGTGGGGACCTTCGACGTAAGGAGGGAGGAAGGCTTTGCGACACCCTTCCCTATCTTACCCACCATTATACGACGGGAGAGATTCCGGTTGAACTCATCAGCCAAGCGGAGTCTCTTTTCTTCAAGCAGCAAAGCAATGATTCTCGGATCCCTGAATTTTGTTGCGATCAAATTATCAAGGTCTTTGTCCGTCATGCGACGGAGTCTTCGCGGAGTGACCTGAGCCTTCTGCTCGAAGAATTTCTTTTCAAGTAACGTTCTTCTTTCGTCGGCTACTTCCTTTGCGTGCTTCTCCGCCCAAGCCGCATGTTCGTGGTCTTCCGCCTGTATTTCGGCGTAACTTTTCTTTTTCCGTGCTTTCTTTGCTTCTTTGTACTCCTCGCTGAAGAAGTACTCCGGATCAGGTTGGCCATAGAACGCCTCGTCAAATGCTTGCTGTTCAACAAACGGAAGATTCCGAATGGCGTCAGCCACCGCTTGAATCGGATTGTGGGTTTGGCTACCTCTTTCTTGCAGCAGTCGGAGTATCTCAAACTTTCCGGCTTGACGCCCGCTTCCCGGAATTGACCCTTCTAGAGATTCCCTAAACTGTCTTAGTTGGTCTGCGACCAGTTTGCGTCGATGACGAAGGAAGGGGTTTTTCTTGTTCCCTCTTTCGGGAGCAGATCTGATTGTCTGGGCTTTTTCTTGAGCCTTGATTTCCCTTCGTTCGGCAGCCTCGTATTCCTTTGCCGCCTCGGGGTAAGCAAGCGTATAATCCCGGGTGGACCCAGCGCCAACAATTCCCCTTGCAGGGTCACTCTTAGGCTTTGGAAAACGCTTGCGAATGCTCTCTTCGACCTCTCTCGTAAACCTGCTTGCACCTCTCGTCCAACCAATTTGAGGTTCAACAACTTCAACTAGGAACTTCTCTTCGGCAGCCCGAGAGAGTGCAAGCAGCAACTTGAGTTCTTCGAGTGTGCGACGGTCTGCCATTGCTACTTCTTCTTACGGGATTGCCAAGAGACACGGGCAGGGCCCTTCTTGGAAGAGGTGCCCTTCTTGGTACACATCGCTTTGGTAGGGCGGCAGGCCGGATACGGACGCTTGCTGCCACCCTTTGCAGACTTCCGACCGCAAGGCCCTCCGGTCTTGCAGTCCACCCATCCCTTCCCCTGATTCCGAGAGAACCAGCCGTGCAGACCCTTCTTCTTCTCAGCGGAGAAGTTGGCTTTCTTCTTTGCCATCAGCAGCGACACTCCCCCCACTTCTTGCCGCAACGGGGGCAGACCATCTCGGAGGCGGGGATCACTTCTTGCCCCGCTTGCCCGGTCCGGACTTGCCCTTGCGGCACTTGACGGCAGCCCCTGAGGCGTAGGCTGACGGCCACACCTTGTACTTGGACTTGGCCCAACGGGCACACTTGTCGAGGGGCTTCTTCTTCGCCATCAGTAGCCTCGGCGACGGGGAGCCTTCTTGCTCATCGCCTTCTTGCCCATGACCTTCTTGCCCTTGGGCATCTTGCCACCGCAGTCACATCCCATCTTGCCACACGCACACTTGCTCTTCTTGCCGTACTTCATATCAGCACGCCCACCTTTTACGGGCAAGACACGCCCGCTTCTTGGGCGTCTTCTTGCAGTCAATGTTGAACTTGTCGATCTGACCCTTGTTGCGGGCACAGAACGAACGCTTCCGGGGACCACCCCCGGGCTGAGGAGCCTGTAGGTTTGAGCCAGTTTTTCGGTTGATTGATGCACGGCCCTTGGCGGTGAGACCACCAGCCTTGGACTTGCAGCCGCTCTTGATCGAGCAGCCCTTCATCGCACCCTTTTTCTTCTTCGCCATGCTGCACCCCCAAAGCCCCGGGAGGGGGGACTAAGCCCCCCTCCCACGACTATTTGGATCAGTCGTCCGCGTAGACGCGATCTTCAGTCACACCAGTCAACTTCAGACCGGCGGGCTGATCGGGGATCAACTGCATTCGCAGCATACCCGGCATCTGAACCGCTTCCGTCAGAGCGTTGGCGGCATTCTGGTACGGCCACTTCACGCTGCTGAGGCCGGTGAGAGCCGGGACCACAAACCGGAACGGCACGAAGGCGTCGGCTTCCGACATGTTCTGGAGACCGGCGTAGTCCGGCGGGACGTACCGCTTCCAGTTGCTGCCAGAAGTCTTCCAGCCGTAAACCGTTTCCTTCTCGACGTACTGCGAGGTGTGACCCTTGTAGGTACGTCCCTCAAACGTGAACGCGAAGCCCTCGTTCGATCCCTCGTTGTTGAGGTTCGACAGGTTGCCGCTACGCTCGATCTGGTACTGACCGATCTTCTGGGCCTCGTAGGAGAGCCAGACACCGTCAGACGCAACGAGGCTGTCGATGGTCTGACCCAACTTGGCCTTCGCGACGTGGAAGCGACGGAGGTACTGACGCAACTTATGTTCCGTCAGGACACCGACGTTCGACTTCAGCATCGACTTGAACTCGGGGTGGGTATCGACATTGATCTGGGCACCCGAGATCGACTCGTCACCAAGGAGGTTTCCGTTGGTCTTGAGCCAAGAGTTGACGCCCGCAATACCCGTGAACGTCGGGTTGCCGGAACCATCGGCATGAGTTCCGTCGTTCTTCTCACCGCTATTGGCGTAGACAATATCGTCACCAATAGCAATGGTTCCCGTAATGTCAGTCGCAGCGATAAGCGTCACCACACCGAGAAGGTCATCAACCTTTTCGACATAGAGAGACTGACGAAGGGGGGTACCAGTAGCCTCGTTGCGACGAGTGTTGCCGTTATAAACGTCAACACGCTGACCCGCAAAGAAGCGATCGTACGCCAGTTCTTCGGTAGTAATGGCCCACCGATAAGGGCCAGAACCAGTCTTAGAAACCGTCAAAATCCGACCGAGACGGTAATTGGTGTTCTGGCTGAGGTACCAGTAGTTGCAGAGCGTATGGCTCAGGTTCTGGGCAAAGCCCTGAAGGATCGGAGCCACAACGTCACCAACGACCGCCGGGGTCGCATCCATCTGCAACTCACCAAGGGTGAGGGAGAGGTTGGTGTACATCGCCCGCATCGGAACAGTAAGCCGGAACGTCTTCGGCTTGGCACCGTCCATCGGGTCAGGGAACGAGTTGGTCACCGTGTTGCGGCGGAGACGAGCACCAAGGTCGGCGTTGTCCGGATCACCGTACAGCATAAAGTCACCGACAGGAGCACCCTGCTCAATGACGCCGGTCATGCCGGTGCGGTACAACTTGTTGACCTGAAAGTCCTTCGAGAACTCGCTGACCGGGCCAACGCCCTGCGAGGACACGACGGTATCACGCCAAATGGGATCGAGAGTAGGGAGGATCGTGTCGATCTGCTTCGACAGGATCTCTTCAATCCGCGTACTCTCCTTGTCAAAGATACTACCTGCGGTAGCCATGGGAGTTTACCTCACGCTTTGGAGTCGCCACCGGGATCGGAGAGCGACCGGAGAATCTGATCAGTGGTCCAGTTACGCAACTGGCCCTCCACATCACCGTAGGACTTGCCCTTAGTATCGGGCAACTTCACAGGGTCCTTGCGGTAGAGAGTCTCGGTCTGCCCCGCCGTTTCCGGAACCCGGCCAATCTTGCCGGTGTCTCCGATTACCGTGAGCATGTCCTTGGCAACCTTGTTGGCCGCCTTCTTGACTTCTTCACCAAGCCAAGACTCGTCGAAAGAACCGGCGTAATTTCGCCGCTGCCGGAGGTTTTCAAGGGCCTGAGCCCTGACTCTCTCCGCAATGTTCTCGCGAGCCTTGGAGGCTTCTTCAGTTGTCCGAGTGGTGTTGAGCCACTCCATCAACACCTTACCATCCGAATCGCCTTCGATAGCACTAGAAAGCGAATTTTCCAGATTTTGCTGGAGCATCTGAGCCCGCATCTTCAGGACCTGATCGTTCAGGCTGTCGGTGCGGGGATCATAAGCGGGCTGAGAAGCCTGCGGGTTTTCTGTCATCTGGGGTCCCTTGTCATAGATTTTTACCCATTCCTCGACTTGTTCAGGAGCGTAGTTCATAGAGAGAAGGATCTCGCGAGCATCCCTCTTCTTGACCTCAACATCTGTATCGGGGTTCATAAGACGAGAGGTCGCCTCATGAAATTGTTCAAGACCCTCCGCGTACTGCTGAAGGGTTCCGTAGTTCTCGTAGACTTCCGCCAGTTCCCGTGCGGAGTATTCCTTTCCCCCCACTTTGATCGTCTGGTCCAGATCGACAGTGTTGTTGGCCGGAGCCGCAACACCTCCATCAATCGTAGAGGCTTCGCTGGTTTCGGCGACTTCGTTGTTCTCTTCAGCCAAGGTTGGCTCCTTGCATCATGCCGGGACCCGGTTGAGGTCCCATGGGTGGACGGGCAGCCTGTTCTGCAAAGATTGCGGCGGAGTCTGGATTCGGCACCATCGCAGGCAGAGAGGCCCCCATGAATTGGATCAGGGCTTCACGGTACTTCTTGAACTCGTCAATAACAAGCGGGTCAGCCTTCATCATCAGTGGGCTGGACATGAAGGATGAAAGCACCCTCATCTGGAACTCTGGGCGGCTAGTGTGGGGGGTCAGGATGACCTGCCCCGGATCCGTCCCGTTTCCATAAAGAGTAAGGATGTTCTGCACAACTTGTTCGTAAGCAGATTGATCTTCTTCCATCCAAATGGCGAAGTCAAGACCTTCCTTCAACGCCAGCAATTTCAGACCATCGGGGTCCGTCAGCCCGGCCTGAAGCATCTGCATTGCTTCCTGCTTTCGGACAACTTCCGAACGGGGATTGACCTGCCGCACCGAGAACGTCAGGCTTGCCACGTTCGGGATGGGGTTCTGCTCAAAGGAAATCTGGCTGTTGTCAAAGTCGATCACCGCACCTGCAAGGTTGAGGTCCAAGGACTTCACCGGGATTGGCCGGGGCTTCAGCACAAGTTCGCGACTTGCCGACGCCACCATGCTCCGGTACATCTTCCCGAACGCCTGCACCACACCCATGGTGGGGTTGGTCATGGCCCGGTTGATTTGCTCATCAAGGAACTGGAGGCCGGTCGCAGAGTCGATGCGGCCCTTCTCTTGAATGAGATCTTGGACAGGGTTAATGCCTTGCATTAACTGCTTGGCAAAAGCAGCGGTCTTGCCCGGGATGTCACCCGCGTTATGGGGAGAGATCACAAATGGCGAAAACTTCTCGTTCAACGGGTCAGGAGCATACGAGATCATGCGGAGTCCGTTGCCGACCTCCCGCAGGATTGACCGCTCGTTGAAGGAGCCTTGGGGCATCACAACGACGCCGTATCGGTCCAGTTCCCGGATGTTGTTGAAGAGAGCCTTCAGCATCTTTTCCATCTCTCGGTTGATGCTAAAGAGAAGATCGAAGAGTCCCGCTCCGTGGAACGTACCTGTCTCCATAAAACGGGCAAAGCCCACAGGACAGTACATCTGAGATCCAGAGAAGTCCTGATCGTCGATCAGGTAATCTCCGGAGCAGATGACGTAACGGGAGCAGGTGCCCCGAGGGCCGTCGATCCAAAGTTCCCGGATCCGCACCACCGTCATGGCGTCGGCAGACTGACTCTTATACCCCTTGTTGTTGAAAGGGTTGACGCTATAGCCAGTGTCGTAAGTCTCGTCGGGATCCTCGATGGGGTCCCCGATCTCAATTTCGTAAAACTCGCAGTCTTCAAGGTTTCGCTTGACGCGATCCCCAAACTTCTCCGTCAGGGTTTCTAGCGGCACAAGTCGCTGTCGAATCATGCCGCACTGCTTGGTGTAGTCCTGTGCAAGAGAAGGGAATGGGAACAACTCTTTGGGGTGGATGACCTCAAGGTCGCTCGTAAGACCAATGGTTGGATGATCAAGGATGTGGCCCTGAATGCCACAAGACCCAAGAGCCGTGAAGATGTGGGCAAACTTGGTGGAGACTTCTGCAATCTGCTCGTCGGAAGTCAAAGCATCCGCCAGCATCTGGGCCGTAGCCCGCTGCCGAATCATGGGAAGGCTGGTGCCTGTCCGCAGGACCTTGGGGCGGAGATCCATGGCGGAGATTCGAGCCGAAACCCGGTCGATCGCCGACAGCATCTCTTGCGACTGGAACTCCATGTTCCCCTCCTCGTCGAGGTAGTGGGGGGACAGGTGCCCGGTCGAGGGATCAAAAACATCAAACCGCCTCATGCCATTGAGGTAGTAGTACGTCAGTAGCCAAGTGATGCGGCGGTAGTTGAGCCGCGACATCTCCTTTTCGGCATGATCACGAATGACCTGACAAATCTCAACCTTGTTCTTCGGCAGTTTGAATTGGTGCTGAGACATTGCGTAGGTCCTTCGCGGCTACCCCCCCGGGCTTCCAGTGAGGCGGGATGTCGTAGGGATTGAAGTGGATATCCGAAAGATTCAAATTATTTGTAGATCTGGGTTGACTTTCAACCGGCAGGTCGGCATTCCTTGCCTGCCCATAATAAGCCCTTGCCATGGCTTCGTACAGAAAATATGGAATAGTTACAGGTTGATGTGCGGGATCAGACCCGACTCCCCCCACTAGGGGGTCCATTGGCTGCTCGGGATAGGACTGCATCGAGTAGTTCCGGACTAAGGTTAGGAAGCCGGGAGGCCCAGAGGCATCCGGACTCGTCGTAGATCTCGCCGTCGAGAATGTGTTCTTCGGGGGTGCGGTCATCTTCTACTTCACCGGGAGCCCGGTGAATACGGCCCTTCAGGATGTTGCCCGACATTGAGACGGTGTCAAGGTGGTCGTCCTTGGCAAGACCACCGTCGGCGACCTCGGGGTTGAACTGCTCGATCTGGTCAAAGAGATTGGACCAGTGCCGGTCCATCCGTCGCTCCAACGGCAACTTGATGAGGCCGTTCTCAAACCGGAACTGGAGGGATCCAATCCGGCTGGTCTTCGACATCATACCGACCTTGAGCGGCACGATCTTGGGCATGTGGGCGACACCGAACATCTCGGTGGCCCGCTGCTTCACAAGACTGTCGAGAGTCTGGTAGAGAGCGATGCTCTGACGGACGACCTCGGGATGGATGGAGGGCACCCGCCACTTGTCTGCAATCTCAAACACCTGCTTGATGAGGGTGTTCTCGTCACACTGCCCACCCCAGATATCCAACACAAACAACTCGTTGTCGGGGGTGGCCGCCATGACGGTGGCTACCTTGAAGTCAGAGTCGCCGGTGGAGGTCCACGACGTATCAATCGTCATGAAGACCCAAGACTCCCGGAGGAAGTCGGTCATCGGCATCTGCTTCGTGTTGCCGTCCAACCCCTTCCAGTTCATCAGAGTGGCGGACTCGCGGGGACTCATACCGTAGGCTGCGTCGATGCCCGTCAGCCACCAGCGGTGGGAGTCGTCGAGTTCTGGGAAGAAGGCGTCGTCCGACGCCCCGGGATCAGCCATGTACTCAGACGCAAAGTTCGCCGAACCAATCTGCTCCCGGATCTCTTCGAGGCTGATCCTCTCCTTAAGACGAGGATCCTCCTCCTTTTGCTTACGGTCCACCGGCCACATTTCCGGCCAACATGAGACAAGGCGATCCTCCTGATCCTTGTATGCCGCCTTGATGATCATGCGTGACCAGTGATCAAAGCGGGGGTCCTTGGCACGCAGACCCTTCTCGGTGGCCTGCGTCTCCATCGCGTACCACGCATAGTGGCGTCGAGACACGAAGGTCGCTAGCCACCGGAGGCTGGTGCCGGGTCGGGTGATCATGGGCATGACCACCTTGAAGAGAAGCGTGTCCATGTACGACCGAAGCACCGACATCGAGGTCGAGGCACGGGGATCGTACTCAGGGTCATCTAGAACGTAGCAACGGGGACGACCACCACGCTGACGCGACTCGGAAGAAATTGCCCGGAACCACGACCCGTTCTTCAGATACATCAACTCGATGCCGAAGGAGGCTTCGCCTCTGCGGGGCACAATTCGTTCGTCAGGAAACTCAGGACCCCAGTCATCGTGGATCCGGGCGTTCTCTTGGAACTGGGTCTTGATGATCTGACCCGTCTGCTTCGCGTTGTCGTTGGTGGAAGTCGCGTAGATGAAGGAGTAGCCGGGCCTCGTCAGCATCTGGAGAAGGATGGACTTGCGGATGCAGTTGGACTTCGCGAAACCACGGGGTGCAATCGCGATCGAGGCTCGGTTCTGTGCCCACTCCTTGTAGATACCGAGGTGCCCGTCTGGTAGTGGGACGGGATCCTCGTCATAGAACATCGGGTTGAAGTCGTCTTGCTCGTCGGGGGTGAGATACCAATGATCGAAGAACAGCATCGACCCGATGAAGCGGTCGGCCTTGTCTTGCGGCGTCGTGACAGGAACCAGCCACTGACGACATGCGTTGACGCGGGCTTCACGCTGCCCGTCCTCCGTCAACTCCATGTAGTCTTCGGGGAGGGGAAACAGTTCGTTTCCTTCAGCCCTTGTCTTGATGCGTTTGATCCGCATTCAGGCTCCCGTCAGCCATCAACTCGACGGCTGCGACCCGTGCCATAGACGCAGCAAACGAAACCTCCGCATCCCGCACCATGCTGTGGGGGTAGAGGTTCTCCCACACCCGGAAGAAGTGGGGGGTCGGCTCACCCTTTTCAATGTAGCGGTCGTACAGCAGCGTTCCGAAACGCTCACGGCTTCCGATGAACCCATCGACGTTACTGATCGCCAAGTCGTACAGTGCTTGACCCGCCGACCTCGCTAGGCCCATCGGACCCAGATGCCGAATCGCTCGAAGCGTGGTCTCCTGAGGGGGGGAGATACTGGGCTGCAAAGGCCGGAGCATCTGGGAGCGATGAACGGTGGGTTGTGGCTTTGAGGTTTGCGATGAGTTTTTGGTTTCGGGTGATACGGACACTCTTGTTTCCTTCGGAGTTCGTTGCGGTGAACTCTTGCGTGGTGATGAGGCCATTTGCCTTGGCTACCTCGTTGAGGACTCGGCGAAGTTGGTTGTGGGCACGCAACGCGATCTTAGCGTCTGGGTCCCGCATGTGTTGGACGAGGGTGGAGATTTCCTCCTCAATCGAGAAGGAATTCAACTCAAGGGCTTTTGCGGCAGACTCGGCGTCAAAGAACGAAAGGACCTTTCCTGCGTCCCCTTGATGTTCCCATTGAGCATCCGTCACTTTGCCATCCTCTTGACTAGTTCCGCTAAAGCAAGAACAGCGTTGATCCTACCAAGTCCTCCGGGAGCCAGCGGGAACCGCGCGGACTTCCCGACTCTCTGGCCTTGAAGGAAGTTTGGTCGTCCCTTGGGCAGATCAAGTGGTCGCTCAAGAGGCCCGGCAGTAGACGGAGAGAAGGTCTTAGTGGCAAGTGCCTTTCGTTCTTCAGGGGTCATCTGCTTGAACCTTGTCAGACCTTCGGCCCTCTTGAGAAGACCTTCCCGGCCCCTTTCCGACATCAGAAGATCTACGTCAATAGGATCTCCTGCAAGGGTCGAAGCCCTTTCAGCCCTGAACAGTTGCAGGAATGCCTTCTTCCCGGCCTTGCCTCGGAAGAGAGATTCCTGATTGATGTAGAGCGGTTCCGGCTTGTACCCCTTCTTGTGGTAAGTGCTGCTATGAGACCCCTTTGTGCGGATAAGAGTTTCAGGCTTAACTCCGAAGTACTTTGCAATCACTCGGATCTGGGCTTGTGTAAACCCTCGACTGTTCTCTCTCCCCAAATAAGCCGGAAAGATTTCAAACCGATCCTTGAACTTACTGGAGGGGCGAACCACTACTTCGATTGGAGTCTTTCCTTTCGGGTTCGACGGAGTCTTTATCCCCTGCGGGTTCGGCAAACGCATTACAAAGGAGAGACCGGAAACTTGTTGCCCAAGTCTTTGCCCCAACCGTGAAACAGCATCAGCCGGATTGGCAGGGCCATAATCAAGAAGATTTTGCCCAGTGCCCGCTCCGAAAACCATCCCGGTACCTTGTCGGGATGGAACAATCCGAGATGCCTGACGAGGAACAAGACTTGGCCCCGTTCCTGTGTACTTTTTCTTGGGGGGTTTTACGCTCTTGGGGAGATCGCCTGCAACGATGTTGCCCCGTTGGAGGTTAAGAGGAGTCCTTCCCCGCTCATAAGCATCCGCCGCCTTACGGGCACCCATGGTCCCCATGAACTCTTCGGCGACTTCGTTAGCGATTCGGAGAGCGTCCTTGCGGGAAAGACCTTCCGCCACCAACTCGT